GTTGACTATCATATCTAAGTCTGTAAAACCATCAAAAAGTTGATCAATATCAATTGTATCAACAGGTTTCCCTATTAGGCTAAAAACTTTATGTTTTTTTAGTACAGACCACATGAACATCTGAAGAGGTTTTAAAAATGTATAAAGTAGGGGTGGACCTTTCGATATTACTCGAACTTTAAGGGCCTCCGATAAACCAACTGGTTTAACTAGGGGTAATTCCGTATAAGCTCTTTCCTTAAGAAGATCCATCATTTCTTCCCATCTAACTCGTAATTGTGAGTCATCGTATACATAACCTTTAACTTCATCGTTAACGCAACAGGCATTAATTAAAAGATCATCTTTCCCATCAGAACCTTGTTCAATAATAGGTGATGTCAAACATTCTTTTTCGAATAACTGAACTAAATCATTATTATTGGAAAAAAATGGATCTTTATTAATTAATTCACTCATTATCGTTCCAACACAGCCACCATCTACTCTTGAGTAGTTATAATTACCATTTGTCGAAGGACAAAATGGTTCATAGTGGTGTTTACGAGTATATGTTTCTTTATGAAACATTTCTCGAACGATACGCCTTAATTGCTTGCACATAACTTCCTTACTTAAAACAGAATGATCCGACTCATAGTAGGATTCATCTTCCCTAAGAATCTCATCTTTAGGTAATTCCGGAGGCACTTTACATAAGTGTTCCGCTGTTTTATATTCTGCGTCAGTTATCAGATCCTTTCCAGGTCGTGGTAACCCCATTTTAGCCATGTTAACAGTTAAAATGAAACCGCTGAATAGCTTCGGGTTTCTTCTCTTTAAACTTTTAAGAAAAGTACCAAAAATTCCTCCTAGTAATACACCAGGATCGTAATTTTCCATTCCTTCTATAGGCTGAATAAGATCAGCGCCATCAGTTTCATGATGAGCATAGAATGCGAGAGTCTTATATTTCAGGTAAGCCATCCACTTTGATTGTCCATATGTTTTTAAATATGTGGTCATATTTTCTTCTGATCGTAGGAGAGATGTTTGATATTTAATTTTATATAAATTCGTCTCCTGGTTACGACAGATTAAAAGTGGGCGGTCCATGCCATACAAGTGATATATTTCAGCTAATGTTGACATAGACTCTTTAACTTTTTCGACCACATCATTATCTAATGTATGTGGAGAGTTTTCTCCGGCTACTACTATTGCCGTGTCGTCTTTGGGGGGAACCTTAATAGGTGCATCCCCCTCTAACAACGTAGTGTCTTTTGACAATTCACGCTTTTCTTCGTT